AAGATTGTGCCAAAGCACAGAAGAGACAGATTCAAAAGAATCTGTATCCTCTTGTCGGAGCGAAAAGGATTGAAGAGAGTGCTCAATTTCGATGAAGCTGCAGATGGAGGCTTGCTCCCTTTCGGGCGTACAAGCAATCTCGATTTTCTTGAAGACCAGGCAAATTTGCCTGATACTTTCAATAAAAACCGATTTATCAGCTGCAGAAATTGTTTTATCATCGATATACCTCCCTGTCTCCAAGTCGAAAACATGACTGATCATACCTTGCAAAAATGCAGGGATTGATCCAGTCTTTGAAAAACCATCAAAGGCTGTTGAGTCAATATACCCAAGTTCTAGGCTTCTTTCGAATGCCTGACAGAACTTAGGTAGGGTAATCGTAAGAAACGAAATACCCTCGTTTTCGACGCGGGACTTGATAGTTTTCAAGTCACGCAATTCGGAGACATCAGCGCCACACTTCATGCAGGCATCTATATAGATGCAATGCATGAACTTCAGATGGTCACTTACGTTGCTTTTCATACCACCTCCGAAATTGGGGGCCGGTATCAAGCCACGTTTGTTTGCCATTCCCGGTGCCAATAATGGCACCGAGTAAAAGTCGGCACCAATACTGAAAACCGAAGACAAGCGAACATTGGACTAACTTTCAAGTCCATAGAGCTTGTCGATGGCAGTATTATCAAGCCAGGTCTTAAGACCGGCTACGAGCTGTTCAACTTCAGTGCTTGAAAACCCATAAATGGGCCTATCAATCACAAAGTAGAAAGAAAGTGTCTCATAGTCATTGACAGAAGTCAATGGGTCTGCTACAACTTTCCTCTGATCAATCCTACCCATAGACCGAATTCGGTCCTTAGTAGGGGTATGTGAAAGCGTAAGCTTAAACGTACCATCAGCGAGTTGATAGATGGACGAATTGTCCTTACTAGAAACTCGTGGCATTGATTTAGCAACAGCATTCACGGTGACGACCTCAGGGTCGGTAAACATAGTGGTTGACCTCCAAAGTTATTGGAACGTTAACCCTATTCCGATCCACTCTTGTTCAAGGAGCAGAACATTACTAAGGGAATAGGCAGATAGATCTTGGTAGTTTTATACTTAGGTACCGGTTTTTAATGCCGGGATATACCTAAGGCTGCCAAGATCGCAAGTTGACGTGGAGATAAATCGCTCCAGTCAAGGTCAAATCCCATTGGACTACTTGCTTCTTTTCGTTGCTTCACATCAACGAATTGAGTGAATTCCAACGTCTTAGTACCACCCGACTGTTCGTTAAACGGGAAAACCTGTTTAAACTTAGTAGTCGTTGTTTTGTGGTGACTAAGAAACATGTATTTGGCCGCCATATGATCGAGGGTCTGGTCCTGGATGGCCTGAAGAGACCTTCCAACGCCAGTAACCCAATCGATCAGCCACGTCCACGGAATAGCTTTGTAAATATTTGACGGAGTTATCCGAGCACCGAAGAGATCTAAAGTTCTTCGGACTTGGTCGACTTGACGAAACATATGTTCCGTTTTGTCGTCAAACTCAGGCAAATAATACCTGAAGGATCCAGTAGCATGGGCTTCCGTTTTAGTTTCCTCCCAGATCTCCCAGGAGGGCTTGGCGTAATGCCCAGTTCCATCAATTTGATAGTAATCGTCGAATAAGGAGGTGTTTCCCGGATAACACCGGCATCCATCTCCCTTTGCGATTAACTGCATTCCTTCTTGGTTTACCATGGTAGCTCGCCGTCTGATCCACTGACCGTTTTCGTCCATAAGACGTTTTATACGGTCAGAGTAATTAACAACGTTTTCCAAAAATTGGGTGACGTCGTTAACGAACGGGATCCAGCCGAACTGGTGATTGAGAAAGTGGTTGGCAACGTTTTTAGGTGTCATAACCTTTGAACGGGCTACGCCGCCAGTTAACAACCATAAATGGTTGAAAAACTCAGCGGTACCATGCAGCATATGCGGAATATCTCTAATTTCCGCAAGTGCTACAAACATACCAGCTTGCTCAATTCGGGGTTTGAGTTTATCCCAAACCTTGCTACCTAATGTTGAAATATCTGGAACTAGAACATTGGTGAACAAATAATCACTGAGATTACTCCCAGTGATAGATGCGAACCAAGGATCTGGCGCCATAACGCCGCCTTCATACTTCACTCTACCTGAGTATGGCCACCAATTGTGCCATCCAAAGTTCGAGAGAAGGCTGAACGAACCAGATACCCCTGATTTAGGGGCAGAGTTCACGATTTTTACACTCTGAAAGGGACCGCCATTTTTGTAAGGAGGAGGACCATGGAGTTCATCCCTGGTAACTTCTCCAGACTTGAATGGAAAGTTAGGTATCTCACGAATGGTAGAAATTTCTTGCCATTTGTTAGAGTTAGCCCCATCTTCGATGAAGTGGGTGCCAATCTTAACCAACTTTCCTTCCCAAGGGAAGGTTTCGTGTCGCTCTCGGAGCCGTGGCTCTTTTATCAACATAAGCTATTCTCCAATAGGTTTAAATTAACTAGGAGTAAACTCCTAATTGCTTCTGCGTTAATTTGGGCCGGAGTGGCCCATTTGAAGAACACCATCGCTGATGCTCTAGACGGGTCCTAGGAC